ACAATGGACAGATTGAATTGCTGGCTAAGATTATGAGAGACTTTAATCTGGGCAAGGTAATTATTGCGGGAAAGGTTGGAAACTAATGTCCTACAATCCAGACACCCAAAGCCATAACCTAATCCTAGATTTGGTAGACAATATGACCTCATTCGCAGATTTTGATAGAGCGGTAAGCGTTCTAATTGAATGGGGATTAATTGAGGCAGACATAGGAGCAGAAGCCCCGCAAATCTGGAAGGAATCACAAGAATAGCAAGACAGCCCCGCCCGCCGAGGGCGTGCCGATTCAATTCGGAGCGGGGCACGAGTTGGAAGGAAATACTTTCCGACTTAAGACAGCAAAGACAGGAGAACAGAAATGAAAATAACATTTCAGTTATTCAGCGGTTCAGGATTAGAGTCAACGAATACTCTCAGCGTGGAAAACTTCGCAGAGTTTCAGAAGATAGCGACTCAATTCAAACAGAGCCTAAGAATTAAATCAGTTCAGGAATAATTACAACTTAAGACAGAAAGAAAAGATGTGATTCAATTCACAGCCCCAAACCATAGAAGGTGGCAGGTATTCACGATACCATTGGGGCACTAGGTAAGGGACAAGCCTTTACCTTTTAAGATAGGAGAAACAGAATGTTAATCAAGATAGCAACAGATAACGACGCAAACGGAAACCCACGCCGAGGCTGGTTAAGAACAACAGCAAGTGGGCAAGTGCTGGGCTGGATTGAAGAGGGCTACCTTGGACGTGGTGCCATTGATGGATACGACGACGGAGAAAGTCCTACGATTTACGTCAAACCCTCAGAGTATAAAAGATTTAAAAAATGGGGCGAAACAATTCAAGAAAACTTTACAAAGGAGGAACTAAATGTCTAACGTCTTAAGACATAAAAGCAAGTGTCAAGAATGCAACAAAAAGAAAAATCTTTTTGATGTGGTAAAGAATGGGCAAGAAATAAAAGCCTGCTCTGATTGCATAACGGAACAATTGTTAACAGGCTGGAGCAGATAAGATGAACAGAGGGCACAGGTATTACCAGACTAGAAAGGTGGTGCGCCTCGTATTCTGGGGCGCATTACTGATAGGAATTTATTACGTCGCCACCCATTTAAATTGGGTTGGAGATGGATACTGCTGGGGAAGTATGGATAAGTGCTACTTAGGAGGTGGCAAATGAATGATGTCTTAAGACAGGAAGAAGTTGTATGTGATGAGTGTGGATACCAACACGACGAAGAAAACGAAGAGATGAGTATAGTTTTGTGCGGTGATTGTTTATACCCAATTAGTAAGTGTGGAGGTTGTATGTCTTAAGACGTGAGGCAAACAACACAAACGGATTGGCTTGACACAGCACACAGTTATGCTATTGTTCTACTAACAGAAAGGACAGGAGAAAAATGGAAACAAACGCAACGCTGACAGTAAGTAAATCATTTACAGTTAACGAATTATGGGAAGCGGTATGGGGTTGTGATGGTGCTGGTATGTATTACTGGTGCAGAAAACTACGCAAGCCAAACTATCAAGGCATTGACTTATGGAAAAGAGAAGATGGCAAGATAGTACCAAACCCTCAAGCGGTCAGAGTTTATGACAGCATAGGAGAGAAATCTTATGTGGTTGAAATAGAAGACCTACGCCGTGGTTATGAACTGGCAATCAAAGCAGGACAAACCCACTGCGGTGGCTACTCACTAGACACAGAAGATTATGATGGTTGTTTCGGAGATATGATTGTGCAATATGCAATCTTCGGCGAACTAACTTACGGGTAATTACGACTTAAGACAGGAGAAATAAATGATAGACAACAAACAAAAAGAAATAGTAATTACTGGCACAAGTACAGAGAATATGTCTTGGAAAAGATACATATACTTTGACTATGACGGTAATGAATACTCTTTAACTTTATTCTGGGACGAATTCCAAGGGTACGAAGTCTTCTGGCGAGAGCCAAGCAAGGCACCTGATTGGGTTATAAATTGGAATGAAGATGAACACGAAGGTATGTCCTTCGAGTGGTACCTAGACGAACTAACTTACAATATCAAATAACTACTTAAGACAAAAAGGAGAAAACAAAATGGGAGCAAGTCCTAAATGGAAAGTGTATGACGCAAGTAATAACTATGTAGCAAGTGTAAGAGATACCGACGGCGCAAGTCTTTTAATGGATTTATACGGTGATGGTTCTACCATTCGCTTAGACCATAGAAGAATTGTGTGGACAGAGGGCACAGATGGCAGAGCGTCTGAAAGTTATGACGAAACTGCAATCAAAATCAAAGAACGATTGATGTCTTAAGACAGGAGAATAAAATGGATATAGAACAGGAGATAGAGGGTTTGGATTTATTTCAAAGCCTAGTAGTATTAGCAGAACGATTAGTCGAACTGACAGGAGAAAAGAAATGACTAAAGATATATGCCAATTTTGTGGTTGGGAAATAGTAAATCCTGACTGGTATCACCGCTACAATGGCAAACCATTATGCGATGATTGCAATATGGATATGATGTTGGAAAGGCAAAAGGAATTGGAGAATAGTAAGTGAGTAATTTTAATGAGTTGCACAAACATTATGGACATCAAGTAGTGGTGGCTCAATACACTGACACTATGGGAGAACCAATTGCTGTATCCATAGAATGTATGGACTGCTATGAAGTATTAGTTGACTACGATAAAGAGATGACAAATGTCTGAGCCACGCTATCTATTCGGAGATGACTACGCCTACAATGGGGGCTATGAGGAACTGGTTAATTGTAAAGAGTGTAAGGTTGAGTATGACCGCACAGAATACAAATCAGATACCTGCTCCGATTGTGAGGACAAGATGATTGCGAGGTTGAAGAAGTGAGGCAGTTTTCTATAATTTATAATGTTAAAGGCACAAGAATTGTAGATGTATTCCTGCCCGATAATGTTAAACTACCAGAGAACTGGGACAGTCTTAAGACAGAAGAGCAAGATGAATTTCTATACGCTCATCAATCTCATTCCGTCCTACGGACAGAGGACTTGAACTATGGTAATGTCTTCGAGATATGGGAGAACGATAACAAATTGAAGGTGGTTAAATGAGTTTAGATATAGGATTTCTACCACCTGAGTGGGTAAAGGAAGCCTTATGTGCTGAGGTAGACCCAATAATATTCTTTCCTGAAAAAGGGGATAGAACTGTAGACGCAAAGAAAATATGCAAGGCTTGTAATGTCAAGACCCAATGCCTTGAATATTCATTAACCAATAATGAAAGGTTCGGCATATGGGGCGGGTTAACAGAGTACGACAGAAGAAAACTCAGAAGAACTATTATAAGAAAAGCAAGTTAATACGAAAACGGGTAGTGGCTATGGCCTTGTTAGTCATTACCCTAATCTTTTATCCCATACAAAAACTGGGAGCACCGCATAAATCCCCCACTCCTGAGCCAACTAAGGCTACAATGGAGCAGAAGAAAGCCAACAAAGCGTTGGCTAAAAAGATTGCTTGGACTGGATACGGCTGGAAAGATAAGGAGTGGACTTGCCTTGATAAAATCTTCTATAAAGAAGCAAAGTATGACCACCTTGCAAAGAACCAGTCTGGTTCAAGTGCATACGGAATTGGACAAAGACTTAAAGAAACAAGTAAAGACCCAATGGTTCAGTTATTACATACATATAAATATATCCAACACAGATACAAAACCCCTTGCTCCGCTTGGCGGTTCCACGTCAAACATAATTACTACTAATGTTTGACTTAAGAGGAGAGCCAGCATTTGTATGTGTGTGTGGTTCAAAGATGTGGAACTTAAAGGTTATGTGGGATACTGAAACTAGGCAGGTAGGAATGTATTTGTTAGACCAAGTATGTGATGAATGCGGGGCAATAGCCACCGCTCCGACAGAGATAGATGGGTGTGAGTAATGCCAACTTATGAATATAGATGCAATAAATGTCAAGCACTTTACGTCTTAAGTAGAAGTGTAGATGAACGAAGTTATAAAGTTGAATGTGTCTGCGGTGAGTTAGCAGAAAGAGTTTTTAATTCTGTTTCTATTCAATTCAAAGGCACTGGATTTTATAAGACGGATAACAAATGAAAGATTTACTGAGCACTACCTTTAGTATCGGCAGGCTGTTCTTCAGCATTGCTACTATCCTCATTATGCTTTTCTAAATCAACATCATTGTATGGTTTAAATCCACCAAGTCTACGGATTAATCTATTGAGTGCACGACGTTGCCTCATACGAGCAGTATCTTCTGAACCAAGTTCAAGAACCTCAGCAATTAATCTATACTCTAATGCTTCTGCGTGTCTTAAGAATAAAATCTTTCTATCTTCTTTTGATAGTTTCCAATACGCATAGTCAATCTCTATCATCATAGCCATAAGATTACCGCCTTCGGCTGGAGCAGATGTTCCTCTTACTCCACCTAAATCTAGTTTATGGCCAACATTTATTTCACCTCTTAAGACAGAGGGCAACAGTGCCTCTACCAGACCAGCCTCATAGTAGTATAAATCACTGGTTTCGTAGCCACTTGTGTTGGCCTTCCACTCTTGACAATAGTCTAAAGCGTGGTTGCGTAGAGAACGATAGATTAAATTCTTTACATCTTTCTCACCAATCTTTTCCCACTCTTCTACTTTATTTGGGTGTTCAAAGAACCATTGATATAAAGATTGTTTAATATCTTTTAGTTCAACCATTGGAAATTTTTTGTGATACTCAGAAGCAACTGCGTCAACAACATACTCCCAAGGTTTTATCTTACTCCACTCCATTTACTTCCCTCTTGTGTAATCTAGTTGCTGTCATTAAATCATCTACTGTAATTAGAAATCCTTTAGATATATTGGGTGGAATGTTGCAAGTAATTTCTCTGCCAAACTTTTCAACTGCATATCTGAGAGCGTCAGTAGGAACAATGAGTGTGCTATCTTCCAGAACGAAAGCCCAATACGAAGCCTCAGTCACACCTAATCCTGATGGTGCCCAGTCTTCTATCTTCTTAAAGAAACATTCAGTTTCAATATAAAGATTGTTTGTCTTAGCCCATTTCCTATCACGCTTTACTTCAACTGTTCGTTCGCCAGTAAGCAACTCATCTACAAGTTGTTCACCCTTACGTCCGAATCCAAAATCTAAATCAAACGAAGACTTGTTAGTCATTATCCCACTTATCTCTGAGCACTAGTAGTCCGATGATGGCATAGTTAGCCATATCCTTGAACGAGTCCTCAAGGGATTCGTGTTGTGGTTTCCCACCTTGGTCAACGAGGTTATTAATTCTTGCAAGTTTATCGTGCATACGCACTCGCAATCCATTGACAGGTCCACCAGGGGATTCGCTGATATTTTTCGGACCGTAATCAATGTGTTTGCTGAGGAGTAAGTCTTTGAGTTCATTAAATATATCCTCTACATCTCTTTTAAATTCTGGTTTAAGAGCAGGGGAATCTTTAACGTTAATACCAGATAGTTTTGTTGAATCTCTTTCGAGTATATGTGGAAGCCTTGCTTTTCCAAGTGGGTTATAATCTGCCATATTTCTTCACTCTCCGCTTTCATTCGTAGGGTTTTCCTCTTCTAATAATGTCTTAAGACTATCATCAAAATCTTTTAATGCTGACTTAACCACCATATCTTCTATGAGTTCTTCTATTGGTTCAAAGCCATTCTCAGAGGCGAAGAGGGTTACATAAGTTGACTGAGTAATTAACTTAACTTGCTCAGGATTATCTGCATTGTTGAAAATAAACCTAAGCATTGAACCAAGCATTAATCTATATCCACTAGGCAAAACTAGATAAGGGTCAAACTCCTCATCATCTTCTAGTAAATGGTCGACCAACTCAAATGAATCATCAAACTCTTGCCCACATTCGTTGCAAGTATTGTAAGGTGGTTGGTCTTCAAGGTTCATTTACTATTTATCTTGTTATGGAAATAGTTCGCACCTTCTTGTACAAACATTGAGTTAACGTCGTGTCCATCAGGTAGTTGAACAATAGTTACTGGTAGTTCACGAGCAAGACTGCGAGCAAACTCAGTGCCAGGTTGGTCTCCATCTGCAAAGACAAAGACTCTTTCAAAGTCAGCAAGTAATCTTGTGTAATGTTTCTTCCAACTATTGGCACCAGGTACACCAATACAAGGTATGCCAACACAACCTGACATAGTTATTGTATCTAGTTCACCTTCACATACTCCAATAAAGTCACTTGCTTTTTCAATATCAAGTACGTTATACATTTTAGTTTCAGCACCAGTTAACCCCATATACTTAGGCTCAACAGCAGGGTTAAGAGAACGAAATCGCAAATCAACAACACCAGTCTTGGTGATATACGGTATTGCAAGTCTGCCAATGTACGCTTCGTGCCCAACTTCAGGCTCCTCTACTACGCCTAATTGCGCCAGACGTGCTATTTCTATTGGAATGCCCCTGTTTTTTAGGTAGGCTTCCGCCTGATAAATGTTTTCCTTGTACTTTTCCGTTGCTTTCCCCAACAACTCTTTCTGCAATACGCTTTGCTTCACGTAAATTTACCCCTTCTTGTTTGCTAATGATTTGTAAACTGTTACCCTGCATTCCACAGGCGAAACAGATGAATATATTATTGTTGAGATTAGCACTTCCTGACTGGTGAGTATCGGAGTGGAATGGGCACTTGAGATTAACTTGCCCGTGAGTTTGTCGTATGTTTGCTCCGTAGTGTGTAAGCACTTCTCTGATGCTTGGTAAGTCATTATCATTTTTTCTCACCATATCCTGCCTCTCTAAGCAGATTAACCGCATCTTCAAGTCTTAAGACTACAACCCAGTCTTTAATTTTTTGTTCCCCCTGTCCATTTAATCTTAAACAAACTAAACCAAGCACGCCGTTCTTTGCACGTTCTTTTAATTGTGCAATAGCACTAGATGGATTAAATCCAGTACGTGCTTTGACTTCCCAATCAACACCAGTACAGCCAGTTATGTCAGAGCCACTGCGTCCTGCACCTGTACTTTCTGCAAATGGAAATCCATTATCTGCCAAGTACATAGCCAGAACTTTTTGACTACGATAACCTCTGTGCTTGCGTGATTGAGATGGCATTTAGTATGCGCTCTTGTCCTTCTTAAGAATTCGAATAGCCCAATCTAATCCTTGGTTAAGACCATCACCCCATTCGTCTGTGGCTCTAATCTTTGTATCTTCAATCTTGTTAATAAAGTGTTGTATCTCTGCATTTAATTCAAGTAATACGAGTTGACGTATCTCTTGAGTCATATCGTTTTCTTCTTGTATCATTATTCTCCTTATATATTTTCTGGTATATCGTCCATAAACATATACTCAGGATTGAAGGCTAACCACGTTAGTAAGTTAGCGTTTGCATCAGCCCTTCCATATCTGTTCTTCACGGGAGCAACAGCCATTGATGTTCCCACTACACCAAGTGTACAGATAAGGGCAGGCAATTGTGCTACTTTGCCCTGTAATGCAGAACGTGGCTGACAAGGGTCTCCTTGTACTGCCTCACTTGTATGATGAAGAATAATAATTGCTGCGTTAGTAGCACGAGCAAGGTACTTTAACTCCTTCATAATTGCTCTCATTGAGGCAAACTCTTCGCCACCATCAGTAGCAATATCCATTAAGTTATCTACAAAAATTGCAGTCGGAGGACAACCCCATAGTTCTTCAAAAGCCTGAACTTCTTCATCAATATCCTGCAATGTAGGACTAGATTCAAATGACCATACTATGTGTGAACCTTTAGCAAGAGTTGCTTTAGTCCAACCATAATCGGTATTCATTAACTGTTCTACATCAGTTTGATTCTTACCTGAAATCATTGAGGCTAGTCGCATAGCCATAGTGTGAGCATTAGTATCTGCTGATATGTAAAGGCTAGGCACCTTCATCTTTAATGCTAAGGCTAGGGCAAGTGTTGACTTACCAACGCCAGGGGTACCAGCAAGCATAGATACTTCTGCTCTACGCAAAATAATTTTATTACTTTCAAATGCTCTGAATACAGAGGGCAGCGGTTCTCCACCAATATCTGACCTACCTACAGAGCGAACGAGGGTACGCATTTATTTCTCCCATCTAGTGATGGTAAGAGAACTTCTAATTGTCTTCCCCACCAATTAAAAATTCTCTTACCAAATTTATTCAAGTTCTGGTTGTACTAACCGTTCATTACCTGACATTGGTCCGCCCCTTGAGGCTGTGGACATACCCACATCTTGTAAGGTTTTCCGTTTTTCTTGCTGATGCCACTCAAGAATTTCCGATTTCCGTGTATGCAAGTAGGCGATGCTTCCGATGTCTGGACGGTTGATGAGATAACTGCGGGCGTTGTGCCTTGAGTTAAACCAGTGGTCCCCAAAGGGGCAGTAGTGTAAGCACCTGCAATTAACTTTCCAGTTGCTGCAATCTGTGTTGAGTAATCACTCACACCTTCAAGCAACACTGATAGTTCATCAGATGTATTAGCACGTATGTTAATTAAATCTCCATTAGGAGACTTATAGGAAACTTGTAGTTTCCAGTCTTCATTAGCCATTATTTGCCTTTCGTAAATTGGCAGTGTTCTGTGAGTCCACAATAACTGCACGATTGTAAGTTTGGTAAAAAGATACCAGCCTTCCTAGCCTTGTCGAATCCATCAACAAAGTATTCCAGCATATCTTTTGTATATCTACTAAGGTCAATCATCTCTCCTGTCCCTGACTCACGAGACATCCAGTAGTTACCTAGATTGACTTCAACACCAAGCATCTCTTCTACACCGACTTTATAAAAGCCAAGTTGTAAATCAGATGTTGGTCTGCGTGTGGATGTTTTTAAGTCGACAATCACAAGTTGTCCGTTAACTTCAAATATCCTGTCAATAAACATTTTCACTGGCACGTCAGCGATTATGGGATTTAACTCCAACTCGATAGCACGAACACCCTGTGGGGTAGTCCATATCTTCCAGTCTTTATTGTTCTTGCGCCAAGAGATGTAGTTGTCTACCCACTTGGAACCCTGTTCTTCCCACCAGACAGCATCTTCTCTATCTGGATTGGCTTTAGTTACACGACCTGCAATACGTGCTTTACTTAAATCTAAATCTTTTGTTTCTTTTAACCAAGCAATATCCCATAAAACATTACTCATTTTCTAAGTCCCACATTTCAGTTGCTGCGTGGAATGCACGTCCGCCAGCAGACCAAATACTAGGCTCTTCAGGTACTTGTAATAATCTACCTAAGTAATACTGATAACCACAAGTTAGAAAAGTTGTAAATGCTGAGTAGGATACGTGAGCAGGTAATTCATATCCATCAAGTTTAATCATCAAGACCTAGTTTATCGTAGAGATAATCTACTTCTTCTTTTAACTCTTTAATGTTTTCATTAAGAAGATAGATAGCATCAGATAATTCTTCAATAACTTCATTGATTCTTTTATTAAGCATTTTAACTCCTGTCGTAGTTAGGTTAGGTAGTCTTCAGTGGAGGACAGGAGAGTACTCGACACTTACGACTACCTAATATTATATTAGTTATTTATATATTATAATTATATATAAGGGGCTTCGCCCCTATATTATATATATTAATTATATTATATAATAACTTAATTATACACATACCTACTGACTTATTGTTGGTCAGACACGCCGAGACTAAACGACAAAATACCCCCCTTCCCAGTATCTCTACTAGGTTGGGGGGTATAAGTGTCTATAAAGGGCGTTTAAAGCCCAATTAAGGCTATTTCTGGGTACGTCCGAACTCTGGTGCTGACTTGTCCAAAGCCTTCAAAACTGGTCCAACTAGACCAGCAAGGAATGCTGTAGCCAATACCTTAGGGTCGTGTTGACCTGCTGTATATAGAGCAATTACGGCTGCTGCTGCAGCACGTAGGTAGGACATAGCAATTGCTTTTGCTTTTGTTGTATCTATCATTGTTCTCCTTAGAGGAACTTAACTAACTCAGCCCAAGTTTTTGGACCGATAATGCCATTGGAATCAATACCACTGTGATTGTCTTGGAACTTAATTACAGCAGCCTTGGTCTTTGGACCATAGATTCCATCAGCATTTAGAGCAAGGGCTTTTTGTACAAACTTTACGCCATTGCTTTTATCTCCAGGCTTGATAGTGCCAGGAAATTCTGGTGTATCCGATACAGGTACAGCAACGCTAACTTCGTTGCCCGTATAATTAGGACGACCAAAGCCAACAATACTTACCATAACTTTTTTCTTATTAGGAATATAGCCACGAGTCTTAACTGCTACCTCACCACCATTACGTTGGTCTCCCTTAGGATTACCAGCAGTATTACCTTCAATACAAGTGACAGTTCCATCTCCATTGTTTTCAACTACAATACCAACGTGAGAGATTCTATCTACGTTATCTCCAGGAAAATCAAAGAATGCAATATCGCCAGGTAATGGCTTTGCATCTTTAGCATCAGTCCAAGTGCCCATCTTCTTAAAAGCATTTGCACCTGTAACTGTTGATACACAATTAGGTACTTTTACTCCTGCTTGATTAGCACACCACATAACAAATGAACCACACCAAGGTAAAAAGTTTGCCTTAGTAAATGCACCGTATTTGGTCTCATTATCTTTAGGACCTTCAATAGTTCCTACTTCCCCTCTAGCAACTTCAATGAGTGCAGGGGCTGTTCCCTTGTCTGCCATCATTCTCCTTAGTTGTAGTTAGGGTCAATCTTTACTGACTTATCAGCAGCCTGACGGTTCTCTACCTCAACATCGGCTACCGTCTTAGCACCTTTGTCTACTGTGGAAAAGGCTGCATTGATTTCATCAAGAGATAGTTTGCCATCATCCATAAATGCACGGGCTAACTTCTCAACTACTGCTGCTACTGCAGTTAATCCAGCAACAGTTACTGCTGTAATAGTGTCAACACCAGCGATAGCACCAGCACCAATTACAGATAAACCACTTGCTGCAAACACAGCAACAATACGCATTAATACATTTTTCAATGAAGCCATTATGTTTCCTTATCTATTTTAAATTGACATCCAACCCTGGTACTCAGAGTCAGGATTATCTTCTAACCATTTTTTTCTAAGTTCGTTTTGCTGTGGCCAACAGACATCATTTGTTTGACATCCACAGTCCACACAACCATCATCTACTTTTTCTTTATCCATACTTGCCAACCTTTACGAACTACTTCAAGTTCATTCTTATGTTTTGCTAACCACGCATCTATTGCTGGCTTAGGGTTTTTATCTGTACCATCTGGATGGTCCCACTCATAGTCATCAAATGCCATAATGCCACCAGATTTAAGTAGGTCCCAAGATAGGTCAGCATCTAAGGTAACTGATTCAGGTAGATGGTCTCCATCAATATAGATAAAATCAAAGCCACCTTCACGGTGTTCTTTTAACCAGTCACCACTGAATGCTTTGAATGCCTGAACCTTTTTGCCATATGGCTTTATCTGTTCTTGGTAGGCTTCTTGTATATCATCCCAGTTATAGACTGACTCGTGAGGTAAGTTGCCACACCAAGGGTCTATATCTACAAGCAATGATGATGGGTCAGTAAGTATATTTTCTAGCAGCCAAACAGATGCGTTGCCAGTGAATACACCTATCTGTAAGAACTTAAGATTTTTCTTTCCTTTAAATCCTACAAGTCCTGATTCAAAATCATTGACTGTATTATTATCGTAAAACCATTTAGGAAAGCCGTCCGCCTTTTTCAAAGTTACTCCTTTGGATTGCGTAGTTTAAATGTAATACCCCATACGAATAGGGATAAAATAATTGCGTAACCAACTACTGTTTTAGCAGAACCTTCAAGAACTACCCAGGCGATAAACATTCCTAGTAGTGTCCAAAGTTGATTAGCAATATCTGAAAAGAATTGTTTCATTATGGTTTCCTCCTGTACGTAGCACTAGACGCTGCTGATATAGATGCTGTTGTGGCTATGTTTCCTGCTATTACTGCTGCAATAATTACTTTCTCAGATTCTTCACGAACCTCATCAGTCATATCTGCACCGACTGAGCCAAGGGCAGTAAATACCTCTGCTGGGTTTGTAAATAATTCTTGAAGCATTGCTGCTGGGTCTTGTAATAATTGAACTGCTATTGCTACTTCTGCTGTAACTACTACACCATTAGATAACTCAACTGGTGTTTCGGGTGCTAATAATTCCAAGTCAGTATCTTCTGCCTGCACAATTGGTTCTTCAAGTTCCTCTATGGGAGGTTCAGGTTGAACAGGTTCTTCGAGTTCAGGTTCTACTGGAATAGGCTCAGGTTCTGGCTCAGGCTCTAATTCAGGTTCTGGAGTAGGTAATGGTGTTTCTTCTACTGGAACTTGAACTTCCTCTGCTACTGTTTCCTCAACTAAAGGAGGAATAAATGGTTCTGGAATTATTATCGGGGGCTGTACTATTACAATATTTGGAACTGTTGGAGTTGTGGTATCAGGTACTGGTTCTACTACGGGGTCTGGCGTAGGCTCAGGCTCTGGTACAACAGGTTCAGGTTCTACAGGAGTAGGTTCTAACACAGGTGCTTCTTCAACCTGAGTAACACCTGCTTCTTCTAATGTAACTACCGTGCCGTCAACAAGACGAGCACCTGTTCTTTCATTGCCAGACAGTGGGCCATCAACAGCATATGTATAAGCAACAGTTCCACCTGTTTGAATTTGTGCAGTAATAACAATACTGGTAACTTCACCGCTCATCATTCCGTATGGGCGATATGCTCCATCTACTTGGAAACCACCATCACTTACGCTGATAATAAAGTGAGTGTCTGGCATACGGTCAGGCAAAGCCCACCAGTCACGAGATTCAATAGAGATAGATGGTGTTAATGGATAATCCCAATACGTACCATCTGCTCTACCAAATGTGATTACTGAGTTAGTAGTGGCATAAACATTTTGATATGTAACGCCATCATATACAACTGATACTGTCAGTGGAATCTGATATGAAACATCATCTCCACCATTAGTAACAATAGTGGTAACTGCAGGTACATCTTCTGCTCTTGCTACAAATGGAAATAAAAATAAAGCATTAAAAACGATAAAGCAAACTGCTAAACTATTTCTTACCTTCGGATAGAAGTATGTAAATTTGGTCAACACGGGCCTCTAATCTGTTAACTTGGTCTTTGACCGAGCCGCCCCCATTTGGTTTTAATTCTTCTAAGTAGTGGTTTACTAGCCACCGAATTGATGCTACGTAACTTGCTATTAATGTGGCAATTGCTACTGCAATTCCTGCCCAATCTGTTGGAGTCATTATACTGTCCTAATAGTTATCTCAATTACTCCACCGAATCCATCAAACCTTTTGTCTGGTGGAGTCATACGTGTAAATGAGATTTGCTCAATAACTACCTGACGACTCTCGCCAGTAGTAAGGTCTTGCCAGGTAATAACGTCGCCATTTTCTTCAACACCTTCCAGTAGTTGTAGTCTTGCTAGTGCTTTACCTTCATAACCAGATACCACATTGTATCTATCTGTCTCAATATCAAAGCAATAAACAGGGAACCTCATAACCCTTTGACGAGGTGTAGCAATAGTAGCCTTTGCTTGGTAACCCTTAAATGTAGGACCTAGGCTAGTAGTTGTAGCATCACGGTTAAGAACAAACTTATAGGCTACATACTCTTGCGCTGTATCGGGATTGTTAGTACCAACCTCAACAGCAGTTACTCCTGCTTCGTAGGTGATGTGGTCGTACTCTGTGCCATCTTTATCTACAGTCTCAAGTGTTAATGAACCATAAGTAAAGT